GTTCTGAATAACTACTTTTAATAAAAAGAAACCCAGTATGGCAGGGACGTTGGCGAAATGCGCAATATTTTGATTTTATGCGTCGTTACCGTATACCGTACTAATTTTGAATAATTTTAATTTATAATTCATTAAATATATTAATCCTAAGTTAATTTTATAATTTAGAATTTGTTTTATGTTTTACTTAAGAGAGGTGCTTCTTAGACCGCAACAGTGGATTATAATCCTGCTTCACCAAAGTTAGTTCAATGACTTCCAAGTTAACAGGTATACGCACTCATCACATGTCGCGCTCCCTTACATTCATTCCTCACTATATAACCAGTCATCCCCTTCCCAATCAATCTCTAAGGCTACTTCCATTCGATCATCTAAAAAGAGCTCGTCCGATTCCACATATGTACGTCCAATATCATCTTCCACCTCAGGATAAAGTTGTTTTTCTCTCATAGCGGTTTCCCACTCGTCAAAGCGATCTTCTACTTGTACTCCTAATTGGGCAAGTTCAAGTCTCAGTTTTTGATACTCATCGTGTCCATGATGCGCCATAAATTCCAACGCATTCTTAATGCGTTCGTCAAATATGGTCTTATTTCCCACGCAGATGTTAGTTTCCCACGTAAGCTCCCTATAGATTACTTTTTTGGGCAAAGGTGCAGCAACATACCCATGGCGGACAGCAAAAGGACGTTTCAAAAAAGTTAGATCAAAAATATTATCACCTGGAGTAAGTGCCGCCGTCTTGTCAGCCGCAGTTACTGTATAGCCAAATAATTCCGCAAATGTAGCAAAAGTAACTCGATTAAAGTAAACCAAACACTCCTCAGTAGCTGTAAGAATGACATCATCTCCATACGTTAAAAACCCAAAAAGTTCAGGTTGCACAGTTAAACAAGCATCCAAACCATAAGCTTCTTGACAACACTGAAATACCACATAGACCAACCAAGTGTTAGTGATTGAATTAAAAAGGTCAGTGAGTGGATTACCACTTTTATTACCCTGTCCAGACTCAGCAATAGTTGATCCAATCAAATGGTGACTACATTGTAAAGTTCTAATAAGCGAATGTCTAGCTTGACGCCCCTCTGTTCCATAAAACATATCGGTAACCTGTAAGAAAAATTCAAAAGCAGCTGGATGGACTGTACCATCATAATTTTTGTAATCAATATCAAAACCATAATCTCCATACTGTCTCAATAGTTCTAAATACCTACCCCAAACCACATTGGCATCTTTTCCAATGCCATGATGAAGTCTCAAACCTGCATGTCTCTTAAAACACTCTGAAAAATAACCAAAATACTTTCTACAAAGAAGGGTATACACAACACACGGTTGCTCAAAAACTCTAGTCTTAGCAATTTTATTTTTCTCAATAGATACTAACTCGTCTTTTAAAGTCGAAACCCAAAAAGTTTTCATCATCTGTCCTTCCTGAATATCTGCATCACACTCCTTATAAAATTCAACTATTGTCTTCTTCCAAACCGGAATTTGCATTTTCTTAGCTTTATCAGACCACTCATATTCTAATACTGCCATACTACCATCATCGCGCATTGTCTGTACCTTTGGAGTAAATATTTCCGATTTACCTTTAGAAAACCAAGTACCCCAATAACCTGCTCCTGTGGACATAACCATATGTCCCATAGTCTCATATCCATTCAAAGCTTCTTCATCAGTTAAGACCCGAGCCTCCCTATCCACTGGTAAACGCGTCTTATAATGATTTAATGCGTTCATCGAAAAGTGTGGAGGAGGAGACCACTTCGAAATTTGAGCATATTTTTGTGCTCCTGAAAATAACGGATGAACAATCTTATCCCCAATAGTGACTGATGTCTTACGACTAGGCAAGAACTCATTTGTCCAATTGGGGTGAATGAAAGGTTTGTCTCCTATCTTAATAGGAAGGTACTTGGTGTTCGTTGGCGTAAATCTCTCCAATACAGAGCCATTGATTTTGATAGCTCCTAACAATGGCATAGAAGGTGTGTTCCACAATTTACTAATCATAGATGGTACAGGAAGAATTTCGACCCCCGGCATATTTTCGATAATCAAAGGTTCCACATGTAAAACGGGAGGATAAATAGATGATAATACATTACGAGCTATTTCCAAACTCTCGTAAACAAGAGGACACATACCTACATTAACAGGTTCATCTTCAACACCTAAAGTATGCATGCCCAACAAACAATGCTGAGCATGTTTCGATGCGTGAACATATGGTCTACCACACTCTCCCTTAATAGTATTAATTGCACACTTTCCTAACAAATACATCCTATTCTTAAAAGGTTGGTATTTCTTATACCCTATAATAACTTTCTGTCCCAAAAGTCCTGTCTGGGGAGCCATAATATATCCCTGTTGTTCTGAACCAGAATAAAAAGCCATATCGCTAACGTTACATACATGATTCCAAATAGACTTAGCTCCTACACAAACTTGACCTTGCAGATAAACGAGTCTGCCATCCAACTTGTGACCAGCAAGATCACCAACGCCTTCCAACTGAATTGAATTGTGAACAGTGACAGCAATAGGTATATAAGTTAACTCTGGATTTGTCTTACGTCTAACTTCAAGTTCGAAGGTGGCTAAAGAATCCTGTGGTAGAATATCATTTACAAAAGCTTGGTAAAAATGCTCTGGGAAAACTATATATTTTGAGTCTAGTGCTATACATTGCATGCGTAAAAATATACCGGAATAAGAAATCCTAACAAATCTAATATTTCCTGAAACAATCATTTGTTTTTCATCCGGTCCTGGCATATGTTGGACTGCCTTAATTTGTCTAGGCACTATAGGAATACGTGCTGGTGCACGCGTCCGCAAAGCTTTAGATCCATCATACTGTGGTCCCTGTTCTTCTGTAAGGGGACGCATTATTGAATGAAACAACATAGTAAGAATTTTCTTAAGCAACATAGCTGTTACAACTCCAACTGAAATAATACCCATCCATTTAAGCATAAACTTAACTAAACCTTCCCAACGCTCTGGCTTCGGACCTCGTTCAACTTTATCTTCCGAAACTTGTCTTAATCGCGCATACACCACAAGAAAATCAGGAACCATATAACTGGTTTGGCGAATAACTCTATCTGGTTCATCAATAGCCACATCCAATTCGCTCTTACTAATTTTGTATTGTTCAAATGTATCAATAAAACGAAGTTCCCGTAAAAATTTACGGGCTTTCTCATATGTAAGTCCTTTCCAATCATTACCAACAGAATCCAACACACGCGCAATAAAATTTCGTCTACACTCAAGAGGGTTCATCGGTGGGTAATCATCATCATCACTATCATCATAAGCGGACGCTCCAAAAGTTGGCATTTGTTCATCAAAAGCTTCCTTAATCTGTTGCTCAATAGTTAAATCAGACACACCCGTCACATTGTCAAAACCCCCAATGGTAAGTTTTTCCATAAGAGCTGTAAAGTCAGTTAAACCTCGTTTGCGATGTTGATATGCTTCAACTATTTGTTGAACAACTTCCGATATTGGCATAACTCTGCCAATTGATCCATCACTAAAATTATAAACGGTGAAGGTCCAAATATCATCCATCGCGGCGAAAAATTGTTTCGACTGACTTGGTGCAATTTTCAATCTATCTATCATTTTAGCGTGATCCAATGTGCCGTCTTTCTTTACATATTTCTTGTTAGCCGCACTAGCTAACGCTATAGGAAAACGCCTAACTAACGCAGGAGCATGTCTGATAGAAGTCAAACAGGTGAAATTTGCCAAATTTGTTGTACAACACACAAAATCTGATTTAAAAAGAATCCCCTTATCAGTAAGTTCTGCCATATTAACTGGTGCATCCGATGATGATATTAAATTATAAATTGACCCTATATCTTCTTCCGTTCTAGCTTGGCCAAAATCATCTATATTAACCCACACATGTTGTTCACCTAAATATCCATCCCAAAAATCTGCTTTCGGATCGGTAGGCTTAGCATAAGTCTTCTGCTGTGACTCTTTATAACTCTTAGATAAGTCTAAAGACAACATAACGGCATGTGGCAAAAATTGCGAAAACAAAAGCGATTTGCCACAACCAGCCTCACCACGAAGAATTATTCCAACTGGTTCTGATCTGCCATTTGAAGTTGTTATAAGTTTTTCTGCTGTAGCATGCAACTTTACACATTCGCTTGCCGTTCTTAACCACACGTGATTAAAGTGAGGTATAGCAGAACCGTGAACTCTAACTTCAGTAGCGAAATTTGTCATCTCAGTTAATCGCTGATAATTTGTCTTACCATCCTTATACTTAAACAGGCCTGCATTCACAAATAAATTTTCTTTAATGGCTTCATCATAATCTCTCTGCCACTGCACTAACTTCTCGTGATTTTTCTGCTCCCAATTTTTAAAACAATCAGGTCCCTCAATAAAAAAGTTAATTGCCGTCTTAATTCCTGAATCAGCTGCTGTCCACAAAGATGGTAAAGCCTTAACTCCACTATTTATTTTACTTAACATGGCACACGATTCTGCAAATTTCCATGAAGCAAGTTTCCTTATATCAGTAACATCAGAACTCAAAACAGACTTACCCAATACACCCAATATTCCAGCCACCATAGTTGAAGCTATAATGCCTGCTATAAGAGAAAAATTTTCTGGCATCTCTGGTGCATGAAATTCTGCTTTAATCGATTCTCCTTCCTTAATCCCAAATAGTTCTTCTAGTTTGTCCACTAGTTGGGATCCCTCTCTGTAAGCCAAAACACATTTGGCAGAGAGGGAGGCTATCATCAACGCTCTCATAGTAGATGATTGAGTATTAAAAAGTACATACAAATTAGCTATAAAGTCAATAACCCAAATAACAACAGGTAAAATTTTGTCTAATACATTATCAGAAATCTCGCTCAGTCTTTCTCTTATCTTGTCACAAGTTCTCTTCTTAACTACGTTTCCACATTTACTGTTAATCATATTCTGAATACCAGTGAATGCATTACAAAAAACCGACACAGGATTATACTTCCAAGCCATCTCTGTAAACTCATTACAGTAATTTCTAGCCATTATTTCTGCTTCTTCTTCTTCATCCTCTGTTGGTTCAACATTCTCAGATGCATCGACAAATACATCCGGCATTTGCTCTACAAATTTTGATCTACGCTTCCGACGACTTGACATTAGATTAGCGTATTCAGTTACACGAATAGGTTGTCCTGTAATACTAACTGGTATTGTCCCTGTAGCTGCTGGTGTAGTATACGCACTCATAGTACAAGCATGTTCTATCACTCCCGTACCTGTAGCTGTAATTGTAAAATCAATCAAAGTATTAGTTGGTGTCGCAGGAAAAGTCATATTTATAATAGCAGGCGCCAATTGGGTTCCCACCACAGTCTGAATAAAAGTTATTGATTCGGTAACATTACCTATAGTATAAACAATGTCAACAAGATCAGTAGCAACATTTGACGTACAGACTGCAATAGCATTAAACTGAAAGGTATTAACAACACCCACTGTTGCTAAACCTGGAAAAGCTTGAGATATAACTTGTGAATTGGTAGTGACCCCACTAAAGCCCCCCATTGCTGGCATTTGTTCTTCTATCTTCTTACACTTAGTCTTCTTAATCTTATCTATCATATCCTGAATGACCAAAGTTGGGGTAGCATGACAATGCACATGTACATTATCATAATCAAGAGCAAATGATCTAACTATCTGTCCATTAACTTTATATGCATTAGGATTATCCCATTCAGTTGTTTCCTTATAAGGTATAGGCACACTCGATGGCCATTTACATTCACCCTCAGGGCAATCAGGACAATTCTGGACATCCCTCTTACGCCTCATTCCCAACATATTGTGCATACCTAGACTCTGAGCCATAGCGTCAGCCACATCGTGGTGACCACGTGCGTGCATTATCGAAGCACCAATATCCCGAACGACATCTTTATTGACGCCTGTCTGTTCTGCAATATGATCAACTATTGCTCCAACAACTGCTCCCGGCAGTTTTATAGTAGGAGGTTTAGGCAACTGACTTTGAAACTCTGGTGGTAAAACTGGTCTAGCTTCTCTAATAGGAGGTGCAACTGGAATTGGTCTAACTGGTGCCAATGGTGCTTCATCTTCATCATCTAGTGCTGGAATTGCACTTTGAAAACTTCCAAAAGCTATAGGAAAATAAAGTTTAAAATCATCACCTATACTATGACACGGTTGCACGAAAACTGAAGTTGCAGTATCATTGTTAAAAGCTGCTATGCGCATATTAGCATATTCACATTGACTAGCATTTCCATTATTTGGGATACTAATCACTGGATCCCTATGTTGAAAAGGTACAGTTTCAGTATGTTCAATACGCAATCCTGGCCTCCACACAGCAGTACCTTGATAAAAAATAGTACTACTCACAGTAGTCGGGGTTGAAGTTATAGTATCAGAAAAATCAGCATCATAAAAAGACGGATAAGCCGCCAAAACAACTCCTCGATTAGCACCTACTGGAACCACGAAAGTAACTTTGTTAGAACCATTAGAAAAGGCAAAACTATTTCGTAAAAAATTATGCATTGCCCCAAAGAAAGGGGGCAAAGTCATCAATTGAGTCCACACTGCTGTAGTGGGGACAGTAATAGAAGCTGGGTCGACAAAATCAACTCTCTTAAGTAAATTATATATATTCATATGATTAGAAAACATCATACCCTTCATAGTAACTGGCTTACCTTGAAAAACTCCTTGACTATCTTCCTCTTTCTTTGCTGTCTCCGAAGTCTGTTTAATGGGTGTTTGACTACCCCCCGTAACTGGTTCACCCATCTGTTCTTCAGCTCTAATCTCTCGAGGTTGTCGCCTCAGAGCATACGTATAATTTGTACGCTTTACAACAATCTCAGGATCATTCATTTTAAAAGAAAGAGATCCAGTTAAAGTGTTAGCCCCGCCAACAGGTATTTGCAAATTATTCCATGGATGAATATAAACCCTTCCCATAGTGTTAGAAGATCCTGTTGGATCCAAACTTTGCATCGGTGTCACATAAGACCACGGTATATCTAATTCAGCTATAGTTTCATTCGCTGGATTAAAGAAAACATGAGGAAACTGCGTCCAAGTAGCATTTGAACAATTTGTGTAATCAACTCCATCTGGCACATAAAACATAATAAGTAACCCCGAATATTGCAAAGGCGCATTCATTTCCCAAATCATAGTAAATTTTCCACGGAAAAAAGCATGATAATTAATAAGTCCATTAATCGAAAGATTAGCTGCAGTGAGAACTGCTCGAGGCAACGGTGTTATACTCAAAGGAGCTACAATAGTATCAGTAGCTGACCACGTAATTCCAACCGAAAGAGGGTATTTCCTCATACCAATATTAAAAGTATCAGCTGTTTTAAGCTTCGCAGCTCTAGCTTTCTCAAAATTTTCTGCACTAGAAACGGTACCCTCTGGCGGTTGCGCAGTTACTGGTACAAGTTCCGTATCGTACTCTGTTTCCATTTGTTCATAAATAGCACCTCGAACATTATAATATGACAACCCAGTTGTTTTATGGGTTGGGGTATCAAACTCAAAATTATCACCTGCCCTAACATAAACATTAATTTCAACTGTTGGAGCTACCAAAGTAGGCGCAAGAAGAGGAGTAAAAGCAAAAACATTAAGAGTACCAACATTTGCTATATTAACATAAGGATCAGCTGGGACAGCTGGTCCTGACACAGACGAAACACATTGCTTAAACTCAGTCTCACCTACATACTCTACTTCAAAATCCATACGATTTTTCTCCTTCAAATCCATAATCTTATAAATTAAATTTGAACATTGACTAAAAGTAGGTGCTGCAACAGAAGCTGGATTAAAAGCTATCATAATTTGCCCCATGTGGAAAGGAGTTCGTACAACTTCAAAAGTGTAAATCAATGATCCTTTCCAAAACTGGAAAATATTAGCGTAATTACACAATGCAGTTTGATTATAAGTTCTAGTGGCAGCATCCACATAACGTGGACAATAATTTGGACTAACTCTATAACGCGCCAAAACAGACCCTGCTGTAGAAGTAGTAGTATATGGTATAACATCCAATCGAGAAGGAATTTTACATCTATCTAGAATACTAGTAATATTAATTTGTTTTCCAAGACCAAACATAGCAGTCTCATCTTTAGACTTATCATTAGCTATAGCAAGAAAATTTGATTGACGAGAATGAGGTGTACAAAAATCTGAATCACCATGTGCTTCCATTTGTTCTTCACACTTAATAAAACGAGCTTCATTAACCATAGTTCTAATAGATCCTACCTCAACTTTAGCAGCTCTACTTTCCGCAAGAAATGAGGGCCTGATCTTATGTAACTCCTTAGAATCATTGACTATCTTATTACACTGGTTAAGTCGAATTGCTATATTACTTGTATATACGAACATCAGCTCTTTCTGTTGTTGTAAAGTCTTATTGTTATCATTGGATTTATCACCCATATAAAAGGATCCACCTACTAAAGCGTCCATCTTTTTTGAACGTGCTAGCAAACTAATACAATGCTCTCTAATTTCGCACAAATGCTCATGTGTCCACAACCCTATCATGTTATGAATATTCCATACAACTTCCTTAAGGTAAACATGGATTAACGTACAAGGGTTGTACTCACTTTCATTATCACTATCTGGCATCTGCTCTTCAAACTTAGGATCATCCTGGCAAGGACAATGTCCCCAACTATCTGGGTAATCATGATCACACTCAACTTTCCACTGTTGAAAATCTTCCAAAATATTATTTAACTCAAATTTGTCTTTATTCTTGGTAAGAAAATTCTCAAAACCATGATCATCCCATTGTAGTTCCTCTGGAGTAGGGGTTAATCCGGGCGCATGACCTACTGAGTCAACATCGCTGTTACTACCGGAGAAACTATAGCAGGGATCAAAATCAATACTATCATTGTCCCAGTCGTACTGGTCACAACCACAGTCGTGATAACCACGATACATACTACCGCAAGCATTACATTCTTCCGCGTGATCTTTCTTTTGAAGACACCAACAATCTTTTTGAGGGATTTTGGTAAACGGACACGTAGTTGAGGGGTAAAGTTTTTCGCAGAAAGCTCTTTGTTTCTTCCACCACTTTTTACTACGCGGTTTACGCGAGAGTCGTTCCAAACGACTCCGCAATTTCTGATCCTCAGTCTTCCTAGACTCTTGGTCACACACTACGTGTGGTCTTCTTGGTCTTGGTGGTGTAAGAAGTTTAGTTGAAACCTCAGCATCACTGGGTACTTCCTCATCTTCCTCAGCGTCTTGATGTATCGTCGCAAAACACTCAAAAGTAGTTTTCTTGTCTTGAAAACCATCATTAACTTTCTCATCACTCCAGAAAGCTTTAACTTTTTCTGGAAACTCCTTAATTTGATTCCAACATCTCTTAATTGGACTAACATACTCTTCAACAGGCTTCTCCTGTTTTGGATGCCGCTTATTGTAAGCAAT